ATACTTGACCTGATGTTCCAGCACCAACGTTTACTAATTTAGATCCATCAGTATAAACAACACCACCTGCTGTAACAGCTAAAGAAGCATTATTTGTACCTCCACCTGCAATACCTAAAGTACCAAATGTTGGTGCAGATACACCACCTGATAAAAGAGGCTGTCCTGAAGTACCCGCTGCTGTATTTGCCATCGCTGTAGTAGAGGCACTATATACGATACCACCAGCTGTTAAAGATGCTGTTTGACCTGTACCACCCTGACTTACAGGAATAGACCCTGTACCAGTAGCTGTTGAGTACAAGGTACCCGATGTTGTAGGTAAGGTAAGTACAGTACCAGAGCCAGCAACTGCTGGGGCTTGGATTGTTATGGAACCACTAGTATCGCCAGCAACTATGATAGAGGACACGGCATATCTCCTTCAAATTTATTATTCTTCATAATGTTTAAAATTCCTTCTATAACCTGTAAATTATTAGGCACATGTAATCCAGATACAGTTTTACCTTTTAATGGAATTATGTGATCTACATGCCATTTAAATCCAAAATGTTTAGTTCTTAAAGCAGCTAATTCATAAGCTTCTTTAATTAACCATAAATCATCTTTAGTAAGCCATTTAGGAGTTCTTTGCAACTTATCTGCTCTTCTTTTATTAACGCTGGCAATGACTCTTGGCATATGTTTTTGTCTAGATTTCTTAGCAGTTATAGCAACTTTATCTGGGTTAGCTTTTTTCCATGCCAATCCATTTTGATAAATCTTTTCTTTGTTAGCTTCACGCCAAGCTTTTTGGTTTACTTTTTTTTCTTCTTCGGTTAGTTTACCGTATTTTAAACCAGCATTCCAAGGTTTCATACCTTTAACAAATCTTGTTTTTTCACCATGCACAAGTAAGTTTTTTGTTACCAATGCCTCTACTTCTGGCTTGTGTTTTTTGCCTAAGTGAGCTTGTCTATTTTTTTCATTAGACTTTTCACTATGTGGTATGCCTTTATTCCAAGGAACCTGACCTTTTACAAATTTAGCCATTAAGCCCATGTTCCGATTGATACGTTAGCACCAGATGCAGCTAACGGAGTGATTTTGAAATAGCTACCAATGGCTGTTGTGTATGCACCGCCTGGAGCTACTGAAAGTGTGTATTGTGGGATGAATGTACCACCAGCGTTGATTGATACTGTGCCTTTTAAAATTATAGCAAAATAAGCCCCAGCTGTAGCAATTCCAGAGTTAATATTAGTTGCAGTAGCTACTTGTAATGACAATGCATTTGGGGTAACAACCGTAGCAAAACTTGTTGCAGAATATGCATAATCTACTTTGTAATTAATATTATTTAATGTAGCAGTTCCACCAAAACCTAATGCAAAATTGTGTGATGTTGTTCCTGCAGATTTAGAAATAATAATAACACTTTCAAACTCATATATAGTAGATCCACCTAAAGTTACACCTACACCAAAGATAGATTGCGCACCAGTAGCATTAGAGCCAGTAACAGCAGTATTTAATTCATAGTACTGATCACAAGGGATAATACCACGTTGTGTGCCAGTAGGTGTAAAGTATAATGGGTATCCATTCCACTCTAAGTTACCAGCTGCGGCTGCAGATAAGTTAGTACCAGTAGTAAGTTTTAATGGCGCTAAAGATGATGTACCAGCTGCTAAAACTAAGTTAGTGACTGTAGGTGTAGTTGATAAAACAGCTGTACCTCCAGAACCTGTGGTAGTTGTAAAGTCAGTAATACCATAATCCCAGTCAGCTGCTGTTGTAAGTGTAGTGCCTACGCAAGTAATATGGATAGATACACCAGGAACCACAGTAGCAATTAAGTTACCGCCTGATGAGTTAATAGTTAAGTTACCTGCTGATGAGTTATTAACAATATGAAATGACCAACCAGTTACTAATGTACTTGTCACAGGCATAACCACAGTTTGTGATGTACTTCCTGTGAAGTATTGGAACCATGAGCTAGTATTGGTAAGTGTTGTTGTACCACCAGCAGTCGCTGTAGTTGTATAACCTGTTAGGTTGGTTAATGCTGATGATGCAGTCGTTTTACCTGTACCACCAGAGCCTAATGCTAAAGGATTAGTAAGTGTAACGTTTTGTGATGTATCAATAGAAAGCGCTGTTGTTCCATTGTTAGTTTGCAGGGCTAAAGCACCAGAAGAGTCTCCAGTAACGACTGCTCCACCGCCACCTGTAGTTAATGCATTAATTGTTGTTGTCATTCATTGCTCCTATAAAATTACCCAACGGCTGCCTACTGGAACCGTGACGGATGCGCCTGCTGCGATTGTAATTGGGCCTACGCTCATTGCGCTATAATTATTTGCTACTGTTTGAACAGAGGTGATGGTCATAGCATTTTGCCATAAACCTGTTGCTGTTGCATTACTTCCACCTAATGAACCCCAAACAGTACCATTGTAACCTTCAAAAGATTGTGTGGAACTGTTAAATCTTATCATACCAGCTGTTGGCGTTCCAGGCTCTTGTGCTGTTGTACCTGTAGGTAATGTTAAAGCACCAGTCGTATTTACTGTAACTGTACCAGTACCACTTGTAATCGTAGGTGTAGTGACTGTTGTAAATGAACCTGCTGCTGGGGTAATATTACCAATTGTAGTATTATTGATTGTACCGCCAGTAATCGCTACTGCTGCCGCATTAAAACTACTTGTTAAGTAAAAGTTTGTACCATCTGAATAGATAAGATACGTGGCACCATTAGGCACTGTAACTGTAGATCCAGAGCCTGTGGTCATAATAACATTTTTACCACCTGTGGTTGCGTTATTAATGATGTATGTTTTTTGGACTGCTGGTGTAGTGACTGTACAATCACCAGATAATGCGCCTGTAAAACTGATTACTGCGTTTCTTGACTCATCTGATACACCGTTATAATTTGTAAGTGTATAAGTTGTTAATCCAGCTATGCTAATAGCAATATAGCCTGTAATTGCTTGCTCTAATAAAGTACCTAAGTTTTGATTAGTTGTGGTTCCCCATGTACCTGCCTGATCGCCAGTACCAATGAGCTGTAATCTTAAACTTGTGGAGTAGGTGGATGCCATATATAGTCCTTATTTCCGTATATTATAATCTATTTTTAACCTATTGAATATTGTTAATTTTGGTCCAATTTGTTGATTCTGCGTTGTTTACATCGGTCCAACTAGTGCTTGCTGTATTGTTAATTGTAGCCCATACAATAGACTGGTCATCATTAATCGTAAACCATCCATTCTGGATCGTAGTTTCAAGTAAATTAAAGTTTTCAAGTATAGATACTACAAAGTTAGCTTTTATAGTATTAGTATCAGCCATATTGATATTCTCAATAATTGACTGGAATATTTGGTTACTTGCTGCAGATACATCAGCGTAAGAAGCATCTTCTGTAATAGAAAAAATAAATATAATGCTAATAGCAACAATATCATTTAAGGTGCTTGCCTCTACAACGCTTACTACAAAGTTACCTATAACTGAATTTAAATCAGCTAAATTACTGCTCTCAGTCAATGTTTGAATAAAGTTAGATTGCTGAGTACTTGAATCATTAAAATTACTATTTTCTGATATAGATTGTAATAAGCTTGATTGCTGAGTGCTTGAATCAGCTAAAGTTACATTTTCAGTTCTACTTCCTGCAAATTGAGCAGCAATAGTTTCTTGATCTGCTAAATTACTATTTTCAGAAATACTGTTTGCAAATTGTGCTGTAATATTAGGCGTATCTGCAATGTTACTATTTTCTGATCGTGTCACTGGGTAATTAGCTAATATAGTTGGCGTATCAACAAACGTACTATTTTCAGTGAGTGTTTGTATAAAGTTAGAAACTTGTGTGCTGAAGTCAGCCATAGTCACTGTTTCTACAATTCCAAAAAAGAAGTTATCTATTTCAGAATTAAAGTCATTCATTGTTACACCCTCAGATACTGATGCTAAATAAGCATAGACCTGAGTGTTTGAATCTGCCATAGTGACATTCTCTGTCAAGCTATTGGCAAACTGTGCCGTAATGACTAATACATCTGCTAATCCACTATCCTCAGTTCTACTTTGTGCAAACTGAGCTGTAATTGTAACGGTGTCAGCAAGATTACTATTTTCAGAAACTGTTACATTATAAGAAGTCAACTGAGTGCTTGAGTCAGCTAACGTACTATTTTCAGTTAAAGATGCTGATGTAGCCTGTGTAATGGTTGGTGTATCAGCTAATGTGCTATTTTCAGCTTGTGTAACATTGTAAGCTGTCACTTGCGTACTTGAATCAGCTAAAGTATTTGCCTCGGTAATAGCTTGTAATAGTGCAAATACCTGTGTGCTTGAATCAGCTAAAGTGCTATTTTCTGTAATGCTTTGTAATAAAGAAAAAACTTGGGTACTACTATCTGCTAAATTAGTATTTTCAGTAACAGTTAATACATAGTTATTAGTACCTAAGCCAGCAAATGTAGTCTGCGCAAAGGTTGCAATACCAAACATTTATAGCACCAACCAACGAGATCCGCTAGGTACTGTTACAGTGACACCAGCACTTACAGTAATTGGTCCAATACTTCCAGCACTATATCCGTTAGGGATAGTAAAACTTGTTCCCACAGTTAGGTTGTTTACAAATATACCATTACTTGCTGAGAATTGTGGGGCAATTGCTGTATTGGTTGTGTCTTGATTAACTGACTTTGATGCTGGATAAGTACAGAATACAGTAGATGTACCTGTAAGAGATATGTTTGCCGTAGTACCTAAAGAGTTAGATAATACTGTAGTTCTAGCTAATGTAGTACCTGAGGAAGTATAGGTTCCAATACCAACCTCCCAAGCTGTACCACTTGTGATACAGTAAAAGGTAGTATTTCCGTTGCCGACTACAGCAAAAGATTGAAAGCCAGACACAGCACCAGCAAGGGTAATTGTACCCGTGCCAGTAGTTGTCGTGGTTTCTTGTACCCGATCATAGACTACAAGAGCCATTTAAGCTCCTTAGCTTGTTGCTGTTGTAGAGTATGTAACTGCTACTGTATCGCCTGCTGTGACTGCCTTAGCTGTTGCAAAGTTACCTGCACTATATAATGTACCAGCTGTTGAGCTTAATGTAGCTACAGCACCTGTACCTGTGACTAAGAAACAACCACCGACTGTACCACCTGCACCTGTAATAGTGTAAGTAATAGCCGCTGCTGATGAAGTTGTAATATTAGAAGGTGTTGTACCAGATGAAGTAGATGCAGTGAATACAGCTGTACCACGTTGAGCTACAGCAGATACTGTATAGTTAGTAAATTCAGTCCAACCAGCATGAGATGTCATAGTATCTGCAGCAGCAAATGTACCGCCTGAGTTAATAAGACCTAGGTAAGGACCTACAACAGAATATGCAGAACCACGTAATAATGTATCTAACATTAATTGTTTACCAATAGCATTGACTAAATTAGGAAAGTTTTCTTCCCATTTTAAATCTCCATTTTCATCGTGGCAAAGCACATGATAGTTACCATGTATGCCCATCTCTTCTGCTTTAATAACATTTGTATTTAATGTAGCAATGGCTGAATCTCCAAAGCCGTTTGTTTCTCTAATCATATGTTTCTCCTTAATTAATTCTTATTATTGCACTAGTTGATGTTGCTGATGGAAATTGAATTTGAAAACTTGTTGTGGCTGTTTTATCAGATCCAAAATTTAATACTGCTACCGCTGCTCCAGTAGTGCTATTATAAATCAAAGCACCCCTACAAGTAAAGCCTGCTGGACTCCAAGTAACATTGCTAAATGATACATAGGCAACATTATTAGTGATATCAAATCCAACAATAGGCGTAAGTGCTAAGCCACCAGCTGTATATCCAGTGCCAGTCACTTCATTCGTTGTAGTATAAGTAGCTGTAGAGCTATTTAAATCAGCATTAGTATTATATAAAGCTATTTTATATGTGTAAGGGCTAGGGCTATTAAAGTCCTCAGCACCACTTAACATATTAAACTTAAATACTGTACAAGCCGTTTGTACTATCATGATTTAACTCTTAATTTAGTTTGACCATCACGATAAGCATCACCACGCTCAAGACCATCACCAAGACGTTTAAGTTGTTGTAAAGCTTCCATATACTTATCTTCAACATTTTTAATCATATCTGGTTCTTGCTTTTGGAATAACATAGCTTCTCTTAATGAAGCATAAAATAATACAGGATCATAGTTGTCACCTAACCATGATGTACCAGCAGAGTTAGTCACTGTACTTACAGTAATATTAAATCCAGATCCACTGTTTCCTAATGATGAGTTAGAGGCACTTAATACATCTCCCGCAGCGTAGAATTGGCCGCCATTTTTTAAAGCGACTGAACTGATAGCGCCTGAAGATCCTACCACAATAGTAGCCGTAGCACCGCTGCCAGAACCTCCAGTCAATGATACTTCCGAGTATGTGCCTGGCACATATAAACTACCCACATTAACTAAACTTCCAAATGCAGCAATTTCACCTTGAACTATTGTAGGTGGGTAGTAGAAATAATGTAATTCAGCCGTATATGCTGAATCTGGTGTTGGCCCTAAAATTAATGACAATTCATTAATAGATGAGTATTGAGATCCAAATAACGCATAATGTGTAGGCTCACCTTGATATGATACTGTGGGGAAAGCAGCTCTAATATAGTTGACATCTTTATTTAAAAGAAATGTATAGTTACCAGATGCATCAATAAGGGCTAAAGAATAGTTAGCTAACCAATCAGTAGGTAAAGATAAATACTGATTACCCGCAGTTAATGCACCAGTAACGTTTTTACGTAGTGCTGGTATTTGAACACTATTATAAATTCTATCCTCAGCTTCTTGAACAAAGCGAGGAATATTAGATACAAATAATGGTTCTGTGGTTTCAGTATAATCTTGAATAGCTTGGTATAGCTGAACGTAGTTCATTAATTATCCTTGTTTACCGCTGATTTTACGACCTTTAATAGCTGCGCCATAACCACGCATTTCTTTTACACCAAATTGATTTTCTGGAGCAAATGCATTTTTAGCTGCAACGCCAGCAGAAATATTCATCTTATTGGTGTTGGTGCCTTGCTCATAAACTTCTGCTTGAACGTCAATGTTCATGGGTTGTTTATAAACATCAATGTCATTACCACCGCCTGCAGGATATTGAAAACCAGTATACGCACTAGCGTCTTTGTTTTCTTTTGCATGGCCAAGTGGGTACTCGCCAGCTGGAGTTGGATTAACTTTAGTTACCATGATTATCTACCTTTTTTTTGATTGTTAGCACGTGCTAAATTACGACCCACAGCTTTCATCGCTTGTGATGTAACTGTAGATGCACCTTTAGAACCTTTACTAGATTCAATTTTTACTGTAGGGCCTGAATCACCTAAGTTTTTACCTTTGGTTTTTCCTGTCTTATTAATACCTTGTGCGCCTGCTTTGAATGACATACGTTTCTCCTTATGTTGTAACTATTGTAACAGTACCAATTTGAATTGTAGGTACTAAATTATTGGGTGTTAATCCAGCATCAAACTGACTAGATCCTCCAACTGGTTGCCAGCCCCATTGAATTTGTCTACTACCATCCGTAGGGTATCCTGCATCATCCACATTATTTACAGTGGGGTCATAAGGATTGGTCATTAATCCAGTTGTGCCACCTACATTATAACTCACATCTGGCCTGGGTTCACGTACTGCTTGTGGATCATTTACAGGATACATACCTAAATGTAACTGTGGTTGATCTGGATCCCAGCACTCTGGACATACTTTAATATTAAAGAGCTTAGTCTTAATAATCTCTTTTTTAAGTTCTTTTAACTTATATCTTTGACCACAGCGATCACATTCGGCAATCGCATATTTACCCGATGAATATTTATTAGGCATTAAATAAACCTACCTTTAGTCTTGCCACGCTTTTCAATACCATGACCACGTATTTTTTTAACTTTTACTTTACCACCTTTTTTATGTCCTTTTTCAGACTCATAAAATGGTGACTTACCTTCTTTAATTCTATCTTTAGCAAACTTTTCAGATGTTGCATATACATCTTCTGGAACTTTTCCAGTTTCTCGCATATAGTTTAAGTCGGCTGGATGCATACCAGGAATGATGGCTGGTCTATATATATCATTACTGTTAGGTTCTCCAACAGATAACTCTGTCATTACATCACGACCATTAGGAAGTCTTATTTCTCCTAAATGACCTTTATCCTTGTACTCTTCGCTATTATAGCGTTTACCATAGCCTTTGTCTGTTTTAGCCATGACTATCTTGTATAGAACATGTTTCTAGGCACAAATCTAATAGGTGCCTTTTCACGATCTTCCTGAGATGCTAGATCCCATTGTTTTTCATAGTCCGCCTGCAGGAAAGCTACTCTATTTGGATCTACTTCTGGCGCCTTTTGAGCTAAATAAAATGCTAACCCAGCTACCATACATGGCAAGAAACGGAAAGGAATGTCATTAATCACAACACCAGTTCCAGCATCTTGAATTCTTCTTAATCTCCAATATACAAATGTATAATTACCACCAGAGTTAGGTGTAGGCCACACATTGATATTAGGTAGTAATGGTATAGATAAATAATTTCGTGGGCTTGTAGTCGCTATATGTGCGGCTGCAGTAGTATTATTTTGACCACGGAAGCAATTAAGTAATTGGTTAGTAGAGTTATTAACATTTTGATACATAATCGTTTCATTATCTATTTGTATATACCCAGTTGCGGCAAGATCTTGTACTGAGCTAACTGATATTGTAGTATCAGATGAGCTAATAGATGCTGCTAAGTATACAGTAGAAGTAGATGTATTACCAGACTGTCTATTAATCCAAAGCTGAATAGGGCGTCCTGTCGCATTTTTATTAGGTATTGTAGAATATGTATCTTCTGAAATACGGCTAATATTAATATCTACTTGGTTAGTATCTGAACCAGTTCTAACTACGGTACTTAATAAATCAATTGTATCTATAGGTAATGGGTAAGTAATTTGACCTGTAACTAAAGGTATTTGACCTTCCTCAATAGTCCATAAATTAATGCCACGATTTGCCCACTCTATAGTAAGTAGATTAAGGCTTCGTCTAGCTGTTCTGAAATCATAACCTGTTCTTAACTCTAAACCACAACGTTCAAATGCCTCCTCAATGAGGTCATTCATGTTTAGATTAAAGACTGAGGTACCTGTGGTTTTATCTACCATTATTTACCTAATTTGCGTAATGTTTTAGCTAATCTAGCTTTTTGACCAATCTTACCTGGTTTTTTTGCTGCAGCCGCTAATTTACCAGCAGGAATCTTTTCACCAGCTTTAGTTTTTAGCGCTTTACGCAAACTTCCTGGTTTCTTAATTGCACCTTGAATCCATTTCTCATCCATAACTTTTCCTCCTTTGGCATATTGAGTAAAATCCGTATTATCTCTACGGGCTTTTGTTTTTGCTTTAGGCATTTTAGAAGCTTTAATATCTCCCATACCACGAGATGCTCTCATATTATTTCCTTATATCAGTTAAACCACCATTATTAAATAATGGATTGCCATATGAATCTATATTTGTTCTCGCAGGTGTATATGCTGCATATGTTGGTGTATACACATGTGTTGGAGTAGCTGGTGTTGGTGTTGGTGTTGGAGCTGGCACAGGTGCTGTTGAACCTTTGCCAAATGCTGTAGCAACTTCTGGATTACCTGAAAATATTAAACCCCCAGGTCCTTTTGTATTTGAAGCTGGAGCTGGTGCAGGTGCGCCTTTACCAGATGTTGTAGATGGAGCAGAAGCGCCTTTACCAAAAGCATTTACCACATCATTAGGTGTATTTTGAGATCCAGAACTTACATTAACAGGGCCTGCCCATTTTTGTGCTGGATCTGTAAATTTAAAATTACCAGCTTTATATCCTGTACCACCAGTAGCCATTCTTTGTACAAACTGACCATTGTTAGAAAAAGCATTATTACCCATATTAGGTTCCACACTTGGTAATGTGCTTGGGTTATGTCCAGGATGACCTTGTATATTAGCTGTTTGAGGGCTATATGGATTACTACCAAACTGTGGTTGCGTATTAGGATATACGCCTGGATACCATTGTTTAGCTTGACCTTGAGTTAAAGTATTTGATGTTAATGCAGGATTATAATCGCCTACATTTTGAGTATTCTCATTTTGCTGTTGATTAGAATTAGCAATACTATCCATACCATAAGGCGTAGCCATAGGCGTCTGACCATATTGACCATGATCAGATCCTTGTTGTCCTAATTGTGATGCTTGACCCATTATGCAAATGTTCCTGGTCCACTAGGTCCCATTGGACCCATGCCTGGTTGATTCATAGGATTTGCTACACCTGGACCTTTACCTTGTGAATTTTGTCTTGCTTGATGTGGGCGATATGCTGGCATATCACCCATAGGTTGAACTGGTCCTGTTTTTGCTGGAATATTAAATGGACTTTGTGGACCTTTACCTTGGTTAGGTTGTTGCATTACACCATTCATACCACCAGATCCAGTAATCATGTTATTTCCTGGCTGTTGAATTAATCCAGATAAGCCAGATGGTAAATTGTTAGGCATATCACCCATAGGTTGTCCTGGAGCCTTACCTTGATTAGGTTGTGTATTAACACCAAAACCAGGATCTATTTGACCTGGTAGAATTGGTCTAGCTGGTTGAGCTACACCACCTTTTCCTTGTGGAGGCATTGGTTGCATAGGTTGTTGTACTGGAGCTACTGGGTTTTGATGGAATGGGCCATTATTAGCACCCACAGGTTGATATGGTTTTTGACCTCCCATATTAGGTTGTTGTGGCATAGGCAAGCCTGGACCTTTTCCTTGTGGTCCTTGTTGAGGACCCATAGGTTTTTGTTGTGGTGGTTGTGGTCTCATTGGACCGCCTTGTGCGCCTGCTGCTGAACCCATTTTAAAACTCCTTTATCATTTGAACTTGAGTATTAAGATACCCGATGTCTTTTAAAAAACTTTTAGTCCAGCCTGGTCTTCCTGTTAAAGACAAAGCTGAGCATCCTTGTTGTTTAGCCCATTCAACGATATAAGGTTCCATTTGTTCAATTTCTTCTATATCGCCACCAGCTAAAAATATATGAATCATTTTCTTTTTTGGATACTGGACTACTTGGCTAATTAATGCACATTTTTCACCAGGCCAAAATTCGACTCTACCATTCATGACATCTTCAAATATGTTTTGAATATCATGAGTTCCATGTGAATACTCTAGTGCTGCTTCAATCCAATGCTCACAACGTTTAAATTCTTTTACCCAGTGTGGTTCGTACTGAGAATAGTCCAAAGGCATTATAGGTATTTACCCTTTGTATGGCCCTTAACACAACAGCCATCTGCACGATGAGATGCTTTAGATCTAGATACTTTACCACCTGATGCCATTTTACCGCCACCACACTTGGATTTAACTTTGCCGCCCTTTTTAAAGCCCATCATCTTACGAGCTTGATCCATTGGATCCATATCTGGTTTAGATTCTACTGGAGCTGCAACATTAACTTTACCCATATCAGGACCAATGACATCTGGATTATTTCTGTCTACAGATCCTAAATCACCTTCAACAGTTGTTTTTTCACTAGTAACTTTTTTAACTGGTTTATCTTTAAATTTAGGGCCAATCTTTTCATCGCTAAAATCTACACGTGAACCAATGTTACCAGTCTTTGTACCACGACCTAAGTAAGCATCAATTTTATCTTTACGTGCTTCACGATCAGCTGCACGTTCAGCAATACCACGTTGTTGTCTTAACTCATTTGCATCTAAAATATCTTTGATATCGCTAATTAAGGTTCTGCCCATGTTAGCACATCCTTCCTTTAGTTTTACCTTTAGTTGCAATGCCATCAGCACGTTTAGAAGCTGAACCACCTTTAGCATAACCACCTTTGCACATCATTGTTTTTGGAGATACTGTTTTACCAGAGTCACCTAAGTTTGTACTTTTTGTGTGGCCACGTTTTTGAACTGCTGACTCACCAAATTTAGTAAGTTTATTAGAGCCTTTTTCAACATCCATAGACATTGTACGAGGACCCATTGTTTCACCACCTTTTGCCATTTTTTTCATAACGCCACCTTTTTTCAATTTAGATAAATCTGTATGTTGACCTTTATGCTCTTGTTTATCATGCATGCCAAAAGCTCTTTTGATTATTTTTTTGTCTTGAGCCATGTCCATTTTCATATCTTCTTTTGAATCTGATTTCATCATTCCACCTTTTCTCATATAGCCAATTTTGTTTCTAACGGCTGTTGGTAGTTTTGATAATCCAGGATTCTTGCTTGTTTCTACGGCTTTAAGTTTTCCGCCTTTTTTCATGCCTGGCATAGTTGGCGGAGCCATCATATTTTGAGCTGAACCTGCTGCTGCCATAGGATTAACTGTTGGGTTAGATACTGGTGGCATACGCATAGCACGTGCAGCCATCATAGCCATTGCTGGGTTTACTGATTTCTTTTTCATAATATATTCCTTAAATTAACATTTCCAACGTTTGAGAGAAGCTGCTTTACGAGTAGGTTTGCCTTGTTCATCTTTCATAGGGCCAGGCATACCAGACATACGAGCGCAGAATGATCTCTTACGAGCGCCACCTTGTGGTTGTGGAGCTTTTAAATGACTGCCTGTAGCTGCATTATATTTAGCACGACCTTTAGCTGTTAAACCAGCACCTTTAGATACTGGCAATTTCTCACCACGTCCAATAGCTAATGATACACCACCTTTTTTCATCTTAGCTGTTTTAGCAGAATTAATAAAATCTTGTTTTGATGGTGCGCCTTTAGATCCTGGTTTACGCATATGCTCTTTACTACCATGAGCTATACGTTCTTGTTTAGCATGGATATTGGCATAAAGACCACCTTTAGCAAACTTCTTACCTTTGTCGGCTGCAGCAAATTCTTTACCTACTTTTTGTGGTATACCAACTTTTTTAGCAAAAGCTTTATTATGGGCTACCGCTTCCATTAAGTTATGTTGTGCTTTAGATTTACTTGGCATTTTTTTTCTTAATCCATTCTTGTACAGTTTTAGTTTCATATATACGAATGGATGTCCAGACAATAGTCCATAAAGCTGCCGCTGCTGGCAACCAATTCATAATTGTTCCTACTACTGTAGCTGTTGAAGCCATGTCAACTACTTGTTTAGTGCTTTCATGCATATTAGATAACATAGCTATTCCTATCCGTAAAATAATGTTATAGCTGCGCTAGTTGGAAGGTCTACATAAATACCATTATAAAATTTAATCCCATCACCAGGAATTAAAGTAGAAATAATGGCTGTATTAGTTGTAATATCTATTGATAATCTAATAGTGCCAGAAGCTGCTGAAGAACTATCATAAAAATCAATTTGTCCTGCAGTACCACCAGGTTTAACTTGATATCCTTTAATACGCACAGGGCCTGATACTGCTACCCCATCTGCATTTAAGTGTGCAGATAATACATCTGTTTGAACCATAATTAATCTCCTAAAGTTAAAAAGAAGGGGAGGCAAGCTCCCCCACTTAGATTAATTAATCAAAGTTACCATATGGGTAAGTTGTACCATTACCAATATTAGGATCGTTTTGTAAGTATTGTACAGTAACTAACATCTTACCAGCATTAACTGATGTTAATGAAGCTACAGTTAATTTTAAAGTTACAACTAATTGTGAAACCCATGTTGGTTGGTTACCTGGTTGCATATTTTGCACATCTTGTAATGTAGTAAATGCATTGATTGCTTGAGTTGCTGTGTATGTAGCAGTTGTACGGCCAATTGATGAGCCAGTAATTGCACCAGATGTAGCATATACACCAGCTGATGTAGCAAATGCGTTAGAGATGTATGGTTGAATGGTTGTTACAGCGTTAGTAC